GCGTGGAGTTTTATTTTAGCATAGATTTTTTGATTTGTCAATATGTTTTTGATTTTAATTTTAGTTTATAATGTAAACCGAAAGTTGACTAATGAGTGATATTATGAAAGAAGAAAAGCCACACTATGTAAACAATGCGCAGTTTTCTCAAGCTGTTGTCAACTATGTTGAGCATGCAAACCGAGAAGTTGCTGCAGGGCGTGACAAGCCCATCATACCAGATTATGTTGCTATGTGTTTTCTGCGCATCGCAGAGGGATTATCACACAAAGCAAATTTCGTGCGCTATACTTATCGCGAAGAGATGGTCATGGACGCTGTAGAAAACTGCCTCAAAGCCATCGAAAACTATAATCTTGAGACAGCGACGCGCACAGGCAAACCCAACGCATTTGCATACTTCACTCAGATTGCGTGGTACGCTTTTCTTCGTCGCATCGAAAAAGAAAAGAAGCAGCAAGATGTCAAGCTGAAGTTCATTGCAGAAGCAGGTATTGAACACTTCTTTGATACTTCTTCGCCCGAAGACTTCGATGATGCGTCTGCACTCCCGTTCCTTGATGAGTTACGAGGGCGCATTGATCTTGTCAAAGAAAATGATCGTACATTCAAAGAATACTACAAGAAAGAGAAGCGCCGGCGTAGAGCAAAAGTCGATTCTGATCTATCGGAATTTCTTGAAGATTGATATAGGTTTGTGTATAATATACAACAAACTATAATCATAGGATTATTATGAAAGTAGCAATTTTGAATGATACGCATTGCGGCATTCGCAATTCGGCTGAGATTATGATGCATTATCAAGAGCGCTTCTATTCTGAAGTGTTCTTTCCTCATCTGCTTGAGAATGGCATCACTAAGATTCTACACCTTGGCGATTATTATGACAATCGCAAGTTCATCAACTTCAAAGCGCTAGAACACAATCGCAAAATCTTTTTAGAAAAACTGCGCAAACATAAGATTCACATGGATATCATTCCCGGTAACCATGATGTTTTCTATAAGAATACCAATGATCTAAATGCTTTGAAAGAACTGCTCGGTCACTACATGGCAGAAGTTCGCATCATTGAGAAGCCTACTGTCGTACAGTATGATGGCATGGACATGGCGCTTGTGCCGTGGATCAATGATGAGAATGAAAAAGAAACATATGAGTTTCTGTCTAAGTGCAAAGCATCGATTGTTGGTGCGCACCTTGAGCTAGAAGGTTTTGAAATGCAGGCTGGTATTCCGTGTACGCACGGTATGAGTTCTGATATTTTCAAGCGATTCGATATGGTGTTGACCGGTCACTTCCATTCGAAGTCGAACATGGGCAACATTCACTATCTTGGTTCGCAGATGGAGTTCTTCTGGTCAGATGCACACGAACCAAAATATTTTCATGTGCTTGATACAGACACTCGCGAACTGACTGCAGTTCACAATCCCATCACATTGTTTCAGCGACTCTATTACGATGACACCGTAGAGAAAGCTGAGTATAAGTATCGCACTGGGCAGTTACCTGATATCACTGACAAGTTTGTAAAAGTCGTGGTCGTGAATAAGTCGAACCCTAAACTGTTCGATCACTGGCTTGATCGTATTCAATCGAAGCGCATTCACGAGCTTAAAATTGCTGAGAACTTCGAAGAGTTTGTCGGTGCATCAGTTGAAGACGACAAAGTTTCTGTTGAATCGACAGAGCAACTTCTGGCTAGTTATATTGATGCTGTTGAAACTTCTCTAGACAAAGCGCGCATCAAGAACATGATGCATGAATTAATGATTGAAGCACAGACAATGGATATTGTATGACTTGGTATGATTCTAGATTTTCAGAACCTAAAATGTCAGAAGAAGAGTTTCGATTTCTTACAGCAAACTTTTCTAAAGATGATGTCGTTATTGAATACGGCAGCGGATTCTCAACGCCTAATCTAGCACCTCTTGTGGGCGAATTGTGGACTGTGGATCATCATGAGCAGTGGTATAACAAGGTAAAAGACATGTGTTCTGGTTTTACTAATGTCAGACACATACATGTACCTTTCGACGCGCCACGCCGTCCACCAGCCGCCTGGCGGCACAATCCAGACGCTAAGTACGGATTTCCTACGCCCTTTGAGTGTGTCAAATCTTATTCAACCTGGATACTGACTCAAGGGCAGAAGTTTGATAAAGTGTTTCTTGATGGTCGAGGAAGACAGTGGGTGGCGCAGACGATCATCAATAATCTCAAAGAAGATCATGAACTGTTTGTGCATGACTACATCGACCGCAAAAGATACTTTACAATTGAACGCTTCTATGATAAGATAGAGGTCGTTGGTTCTATGGCAAAGTTTAAGTGTAAAATATGATTGTATTTAAAAATCTGCGGTACCGTAACTTTCTAAGTACGGGTGATAACTTCACAGAGATTGCATTGAACAAGTCTCGCTCTACTCTGATCGTGGGTCAGAATGGTGCGGGCAAGTCAACTATGCTTGACGCGCTATCGTTCGCGCTGTTTGGCAAAGCACACCGCAACATCAATAAGAACCAGTTGATCAACTCTATCAACAACAAAGCTATGCTTGTCGAAGTAGAGTTTGACATTGGTCCTGCTTCGTATAAGATTGTGCGTGGTGTGAAGCCCAACAAGTTTGAGATTTGGAAAGATGGTAATCTGATTAATCAGGATAGCCACAATAAAGAATATCAGAAGGTTTTAGAGCAGAACATTTTAAAACTAAATCACAAATCGTTTCACCAGATTGTTGTGCTGGGTAGCAGCAGTTTCATTCCGTTCATGCAGTTACCTGCACAGCACCGTCGCGAAGTGATCGAAGACTTGCTAGACATCAATGTATTCTCTAAGATGAATCAGATTCTCAAAGAGAAAGCATCGGTGCTCAAGGAGAATCTAAAACAAAATGAACACTCTATCGAACTTGTCGAAACAAGACTCCTCTCTCAATCTAAGTATCTCCGTGACATACAAGCGATCAATACGGCGCAGCGAGAAGAAAAGAGATCCGAAATTACCGCCGCTCAAGAGGAGTGCTCGGCGCTCAGTGCTGAGGTTGAAATCTTGGAACGACAAATACACTTACTTCTTCCGAGTGCCGAGTCTGCACTCAATTCAGCGCGAAGACAAATCGAAAAAATCAAGGAATATGAAACATCTTTTAAAACAAAAGCAAAGTCTATTGCGAAAGAAGTCAAGTTTTTTGCGGAGAATACGGATTGCCCTACCTGTGGGCAGCATATCGAGGATTCGCTTCGTAAAGGGAAAACTGATCTGGGCACCGAGAAAGCAAAAGAACTTAACGAAGCCATCGCCAAAGCAAGTGATGCGAAACGCGCTCTGGAAGACTCGGAGCGCGACGCGCTCTCTGAGCTCCAGCAAGTATCTGATTGGCAAAATCAGGTATTGGTAAAGAATCAGGTCATTTCTAGATTGCAGAGCAGCGTGACAAAACTGCAGAAAGAAATCGAAGAAATGAACAACACCGGCAGTGATCTTGAAGAAGCACAGCGTCAGTTGCAACAACTGCAAGAAGAGAAGAACAATCTTTTTGAAGCAAAGCACGAACAAAACGAGCAGTTTTCTTATCATACAATTTGCTTTGAGTTGCTGAAAGATACAGGTATCAAGACAAAAATCATCAAGCAGTATCTGCCGGTGATCAATAATCTTGTGAACAAGTACCTACAAGTGCTAGACTTCTATGTGTCGTTTCATCTGGACGATACTTTCAAAGAGTCTATTCGCTCGCGCTATCGCGATGAATTTTCATACGACTCGTTTAGCGAAGGTGAAAAGCAGCGTATCGATCTTGCGCTACTGTTTACATGGCGCATGGTTGCCAAGATGAAGAATAGCATTGCGACCAATCTGCTGATTCTTGATGAAACTTTTGATAGCAGCCTAGACGCTGATGGTGTGGACAATCTGACAAAAATTCTTGAAACTCTGGACGACGATACTCGCGTCTTTATTATTTCTCACAAGGGAGACTTGCTTGACGGTAAATTTGATGATAAGATAGAATTTGTGAAACACAAAAACTTTAGCAAGATTGCTTGACTTTATGGGTACTTCGTGATACCTTATCTACACTTTATGTAACTTGAAGGGTACATTATTATGGAACTATCTGAAAAAGCGTCGACCGTTCTCAAGAACTTTGCGACGATCAATCCCAACATTGTACTTACCGAAGGCAACACTATCAAGACCATCTCGGAAGCAAAGAATGTCCTTGCTACTGCGACTCTTGATGTTGAGTTTCCAAAGACTGTTGGTGTCTATGACCTGAACGAGTTTCTGAGCGTTCTGTCTCTGATCGACAGCCCTACGCTGTCTTTCTCGGACGACAACTTTGTGACGATTAGCGATTCGTCTCTGCGCACTAAGGTCAAGTACTTTTATTCTGATATAAGTATGCTTACTGTCCCTAGCAAAGACATTGTAATGCCCGAAGCTGAAGTGACTTTTACTCTTGATCGTGATACACTTTCGCGCGTCAAGCGAGCCGCTTCTGTTCTTGGTCA